AACTCTGGGCTAATTTCGGTAGCCGTTCCGTTTTCAGTATTCCAAGATCCTCCAGTGTAACCTTGGCTAGCTTTTGGCCATGACAAGTTGCCGCGAAGGCCACTCAATGCGGTGATACCCAAATCTCCAAGTGCCATGTAAGGTTTTAACACCTCCACGATACCCATAACGTCGGTTTGAACGTTGTAACCGCCTTGCTCGCCAACAGGTGAACCACCTGTAACGGTCATTGCACGCTTTAAACTGTCTCTGTGCTTAGATAAGCGCAAAGCTTTATGAGCCAACAAATGAGTTGGAATCTTCAATGCGTTATCGTCGTGCGTAACACCTGAATCCATAAACTCATTACGAGCCATTGTGTCAAATTCAGCGTAAACGCCGTCAATTTTGCCACCCTTCCAAGCTGTACGCATTGCAGTACCCAAAGAGTATTTCTCAGCCATTTTGGCCAATTCACGCTCTTCGCTTTTAGAAGAATCTCCAAATCCTGGGTTAGGATTTGATCCTTTTGCGCGCTCGATTGTCTCCAAAGACTTCAAAGACCTTTCAATCTTTTCTAATTCTGCTTGGATAGCATCCACGCGATTTAATTCGTCGTCTGAAAATCCACGGCTTTCAGATTTAATTACATTTTCCAAGTTGGTCAATTCTTCAACGAATTTTCCTCTTTGTTCAAATAATGCTTTTTTAGTTGACATGATTATTTTTCGATTTAGTTATTTGAGTAAGTTTTATCCTTAGCTAATTAAGTGCTTTGCCTTAATTACTTTTAGCAAATCTAACGACCTTTTAACTTCATTTTGTTTTTGAAGTGTTACATTTTGGTTGCGTTCTGCTTTTGCTTTATCCAATTCATCTTTTGCAAGGCTTCTCGCCTCGGCTGTTGCCTCTTCGTATGCTGGGAATGTTACCGGTGCCACATCGTAAAGGCGTTCAATTTTGGTAATGCGGCGCAAAACACCACCTTGATATTGGTCATCGTAAATCCACTCTTGGGATTTAATCGTAAATTGAAATGAACTTTGAGTAATATCTTTGCGCATTATAGAACGCCCAACTTGCATGTGAAGCGGGTTTTCGTAGTCGGGAATCCAACTATATCCCAAGTTCCCCTTTTCGTTTACAAAAACCTTTGCAGTAAGTGCTTTCGTGCGTCCAAGAATTTCAGAATCGCGGTGGTTAAACAAAACGCGAATGTCCACGTTTGCGTCCGCTAAGGCTTCATCAAATGCGCCCTCTGCAATTTCTTCTTCAAACCAACCGAGATTTGTTCGAGTGTTAATTATTGCAGCCTCTCCGCCAAATTCTTTTGGCATTTCGTCTGTGTCTTCAGAGCGAGTGAAGCTCACGGATCCGATTATATTTCTTTTAATTGTCATGATGTTGGGTTTTGATTTGTTCCTTCTGGGTTATTTCCTATTGCAGCCGCTTCGAGCTGCTTAATTTTTGCATCAATGTATTCGGCCATTTTATCAGCTGGCATTAAATTAGCTTCAACGTAGAAGCTATCTAATCCGTCCTCGGTTTTCATATCCTCGTAAATACGGGCTTCGTTTGGTGTCAGCCATCCGCCGCGAATACCCTTATTGTAGTAATCGGCACGGTCTTGGGCCGTTGCTCTCATAAGCGAATTGTAACTAAATTTAAAATACTTTTTAGGCTTTTCGGCTTCTGGAATCAAAGACTTTTTTAACGATTGTTCAATGTTTACCGAGTAAGCCAACAATGTGCTTTGGTAAAAATATTGGTATTCTTGTTCTGTTGAGCTTTTAACACCACCGTTCCCCGCTCCAATCATTGAAGCTGGCACACCAAAGATTCGCGCAATGTCTTCATCGTTGTATTTTTTTGATTCGATAAATTGCGCTTCTTGTGGTGTCATTGATATTTTTTCAAGTTCGATGCCAGTGGGCAAAACAGCGCTTAGGTCTTGACCGTCAATAACGTCCTGCAAAGATTGCTTTAACCCCGCTTTTGAGTTTTCCTCAACTTTTCTATCAGACTTAATAAAAAACTTCAACACTCCCGTCTTATACAATTTAGCCTGGCTGTTTGTTGCTGCCAAAGTGATACCCAAAGTTTCGGCGTGTTGCTGAATCGGGGATTTGCCCTTGTATGGGTTATCACTGCAAAACACTTTTAAGTGCAAAATGTCATCATAAGGAACTTCAACTCCGTTTACCGTAAATCCCAAACCACGTGTTTCGGGGCTGTAAAATACTTCGCATCTATCGGGGTTTAATGGGTGTAATTCAATGGGCCTGTATGCGGAATCGCGAACTATTTGAGCATAAGCATTACCACGAAATGCCAAGCAAATACCCAAGTAGTTCATGAAATCAAAAGATGTTTGATAAGAGTTTGGATTTTGCAAAACCCGTATTGCAGCATCATCAAAAAGCCTAACGCGTCCGTCTGTCGCTGTGCTTTCGTAAAGCTTCAAAGACAAGACCGAAATGTTATCGGCAATAATACCAACGCAGCGTTTAACCGCCGCAATTGACATCGCCGTTTCGGGCGTTACAGGTTGTCCGCTTTGTGTTTGGCTCCCGAATAAATTTGCAAGGATATCAATAAACCACTGTGCGGGCGCAATAAGGCTTGAACTGTTGCGTTTTTGCAGCGATTTGCCTTGAACTTGTAATGATTTTGGTGATATACGGGTTAAAAGATTGGCCATGAATTGCGCGTTTATACGCAAATATGGCAATAATTAGGGTTTTAGCTGTTACAATTTCGGCGCTCAAATGCGATTTATCTTGTTAAATCGGCTCAAAGTTGCCCTAAAAACGGCGTAACTTTTGAATTTTCTGACACCAAAAATGCCAATATGAACCTGCTCGGTTGCATTGTAAGCATCCTCGTATCGGTCAAAACTAGGTATTTGACGGTAATACTCAATAAAAAAATCTTTGTGGTTCATATTGGTTTACATAATTACAGTTTCTGAAAAAAGAACTCTCCAACTTCCTCTTGATCGTCGCGCTTTTGGTTTTCGAGCCATGCACCAATTGCCATGACCATAGAAACAGGTCCGTCAACTTTATCGCCACTTTTAGCTTTATCAATTTTTATATTGTCGGCTGGATCTCGCGTAATTTTAACGTTACCCATCATCCAACGTAAGCACGAATTTCGCTCGATTGTTATTTCTTTGTTCTTGATTAAAATTTCTAAATGCTTGGTGGGTGCGTTCATTGATAGATATCCCTGACGCCAAGGATAGCAAGTTAAGCCAAGTGAAGTGAGATTAATGATTAATTGACTAGCATTGAATTTATCATAACTCACTTCTTTAATTTGATATAAACCCATGAGTTCGTCGATTCTGCTTTCGATGTAAGCATAATCGGTCACGTTACCAGGCGTTACATGAATCAATTTTTCTGAAACCCATTGCCTAATCGCGTCCCCGGTTGCGTCATTTCGGATTTCGACCGCTTGGCTTGGCAAAAAATACTCTGTAAACAAGTGCATTGTTTCGGGAAAAAACAAAGTCATTGCGCAAAAGTCAGATGTTGAAGCCAAGTCGAGCGACAAATAACACTCGCCAATACGCTTGCTTTCATCAAATGATTCAACTTCCACCGCTTTAAATTCAATATCCCTAATCCAAACTTCTGCTGAATCAGTCCACACGTTTAAAAGTTTGGTTTTAAACTCGACCTCTTTAGATGTGCTTTGCTTGGCTTTGGTAAACTCCTCATTGAATTGCCTTGGATATGTCGAATATCCAAAGTTTGGATTTGCTTTTTTCCATGTGCTACTATCCCGCCAATCGTCGTCGTCGTCAATGGTGTAAATTATCGCAAAAATTGAATCGTCCTGCACAATGCCACGAAGAACATTGATGCAATACTTTCTATGTGCCATGCAAGGGGATTGCTTATTAAATCCCGCCGTTGTAACTGTATGTAAGTGCGGCTGAGTTCTGGCACCCATCGAATTTTTAATCAAGTTGTAAAGTTCGTCCGATGTATGCGCGTGATATTCGTCGACTATTGCAAAGTGGGTGTTTAAACCGTCCTGTGTTTTTGGAGACCACTCTAAAGGGCGATAAGTACTGTCGCCATATTTGATTACCCGATTATTTACAGAATTGTAAACCCGTAAATCGTCTTCATCTTTTAGAATATCCGACAACTTACAAGCCCGTGCGCTTTCGTCAAAAACAATAGACGCTTGGCTTAGCTTGGTTGCAGCGGAGTAAATTTCGGCACCTTGTTCACCGTCCAGAAAAAGACCACACAAAGCTATTGCGGATGCCAATGTGCTTTTGCCGTTTTTTCGAGGTACTTCCACATAACTCGAAGTGAACCGCCTTTTGTTTTCTAGTTCTCCGCGATCATGAAGCCAGCCGAAAATATTAGCAACTATAAACACTTGCCACGGTTGCAGTATTAACAAACGACCTGCATATTCGCCTTTGGTATGAACCAAGTTTTGTATAAACTCTAAGGCCACACCCGCCGCATCCTGGCTAAAATAAAACGGAAAATCCTCGGTTTTTTGCCGCTCCAAATCTGCAATAAAACGCAAAGCGGAAAGCTTAACCAACTCGCAAGCTGGCAGTTCCCCGCTAATTACGTTGTTTGCATATTTAAAAGCCGCGTCCATGCCAATCGCTTACGGGCGCTCGTTCAACCAGCTTGCGGCCATTGATGCCCGATATTCGTTGTAGTAAAAAAATACCTCGCTGACAGTTTCCACGGGTTCGCCAAATTTGTCAACCAATTCTCCGTTTAAATTTTCTAAGCAAAATTTTCCGTTTACCGTGCGCACTGAAAAGCGTTTTGATTTGCTTGTTTGCTCAGACGTTGGCATTATGTCGTTCGGTTTGGCAATGGTGTGATTTGCGTCAAGACCACTTGAAAAATGCGCTGTATTCGCCTGGCGCTTTGCGGTTGCTTTTTCTTGTTTCATAATTATGATGCTTTGGATTTTAATTGTAATACTTTGAGTTTTGATACTTTTGTTTTAGCTTGTTCCTTTGGGTTGCCTTGCAATTTAGCACGATGGTAAACGCTAATGCCAAATAATTTGCCCAATTCTTGCGCATGTTTTAATGCACCATTGCGCAAATTTACCAATGGGTTAATCATAGCGTAACCACTTGGCGCTTTATTAAGATACTTTTTGTCGCTCAATTTAATGCAACAATCTTCGTACAATTCCAATTCGACAGCGTACATGGCAATCAAATCCAAATCGACCTCTTTCAATTTGTTTTCCTGTGCAATTAGTTTGCATGTCCTTTCAAATATCTCTCTTGCGCGCTCGTTTAAGTATTCGGGTGGCGTAAAAGCCAACTCTGGCGCTGTATTTTCTGTGTTTTCGCTCATGTAAATTTGTTTTTCCTTACTGCAATAATACGCAAAAAACGCAAAAAATAACACTCAAATGCGTAACCCCACATCATAAAAACCTATCGTATGTGTGATTTTGATTCCAATTGCGGTTTAAATCGCTCATGCTGGCTTATTTTATCCCCCGTACGGGGTTGAAATTGATTTGGGTATCAAATACCACGACAAACACATAAAAGTTTTTTAAATCGCTTTATTCATGGTTTTTATTTTTCTCGTGTCGTTCCTTTGCTGACTTTGAACTATGGCATGACTTACATAGCATCTGAATATTGTCAGGGTTCCAAAAATCGCCACCAACTCTAACAGGTTCAATGTGGTCCGCCTCTGATGCCAGTGCTTTATTGCAGCTGACACAAATCGGATTCATTTTCAGTAATTCCAATCTCAGTAAACGCCAACGCTGGGTGTTGTAGTTTGGGTTGTAGTATTGTCGGCCTTGATGCTGGTTCTTTTGCTTTGGTTGTATGGTTTTGGGCCTTGACTTTGGTATTGATGGCATACTTATTCGTGTTGTTGGTTGTGGCAAAGTTAAGAATACCAGTTGAACAGCCTTGATTAATACCCAAAACATTTACTTAATGTCATAGTATTGTAATTCACACTTAAAAAATCACGTTTTTTTCAATACCCATAAAAATGAACTTTTATTGAATACCAATTAGTTAGCGTTTTTACCAAGTAAGAACCAAGTAAGAACACTTACTTTTCTCTTACACTGCGTAAGTTATTGATATTCATATATTCCAGAAACGTCCTCAGCGATTTTGTAGTAAGATAGTAAGAGAAAAACGAAAAAATAAAACTTTTTCTTTTGCAATTCTGTGCTTTGGTCCTCCTCTCTACCCTATCACTCCCTCCTATTTATATATAAATATATATATATTTCTCTTACTATCTTACTAGATTATATGGAGAGGCCAGTGTTTATAGGGGTTTACGGTGTGTAAGAGAAATTGATTTATTCTTACTACTCTCTTACTATCTTACTCTAATTTACTTAAAATTGCGTTAAAATTACACAATATAGTGTTATTGATTAAAATTTTGGTTATATTTGTGAACGCAAGAAAATAATATGAACGCCGAAGAACGCATACAACAGGAGTGCTTTGAATGGTTTTGGAATCGATTTCCAGAATACAGAGGTCTGCTTTGCTATAACCTAAACAACTCCGCTGATAAAATGCAAGGAGCCAGAAACAAACGATTGGGACTTATCCCAGGGCGTTCGGATATGGTTTTGTACTATAAAGGAACCGCTTACATGATTGAGATGAAAACGCCAATAGGTCGCCAAAGTTCGGATCAAATGGAGTGGATGGAATTGGTAGTTAAGCATGGATTTATTTATTATGTCGTTCGCGATTTGGCCGCATTTAAAAAGTTAATTGGCGAAATTATCGGGGCTACGACGTGCAAAAACTGCAATGACTTAGTCGCATCAAGTGAGCCAACTGAAAGCGGATGGATAACCGTTTGTCCTGCTTGCGGAGAATATTGGGAGGATTAGGGTATTAAAGATATGGGTGGCACCAATGAAGTATAGCCTGACAGCTCGGAAAGTACGGGCAATTTTTCGGGGCTTTGCGTAAGGGTAAGCGCACTATTTCAGTAGAAGGTTCGAATCCTCCCCCCGAAACAACTATGACACCAATACCACAAATGACGCCAGCGACTTACAAAGGGCTTTCACACCTTGGTGTGGGCGAAATTGATTTTTTGGCGCAAACACCAACGGGAAAATTTGAGCATTACAGAATAGTCGGAGTTCGCTCATTTGGCTTTGGAAAATGCGAACGGGAAATAAAAAACGTTGCAACGGGCGCCAAAAGATGGATGACAACTGACCATTTGGTAACAAAAAAGTATGACGGACCAAATAAGTACAACCCACATAAAAAAAATTCATGAAAACCACGCAAGACGCCCAGCAAATTATTGCCCAAATTTGCGACGAAATAAAATCCATGCTTTTAGAGAAAAACCGAAAGTACGGAAATAGCGCATTAGAACCTATCAGAGTATTTTCAAAAGCCGACGCAAAAGAGCAAATACGCGTCAGGATTGACGACAAATTGAGCCGTTTGCGGAGCTTGCAGCAAGATGAAACAGAGGACGTAATTTCCGATTTGATTGGATATTTGGTGTTACTAAAGGTGAGTGAAAAGATAGAACCAGAACCGGGGCCGCAAAGACATTACAGCGGCTTAGCCTAAGTAAAATAGAATTTAAAATCAAAAGCCCCGATTATGGGGCTTTTTTATGCAATTCTGTTTTAGAGTTAAATAAAAACTATGGCAATGCAAAAGGGTCAACTCTATCATTAGGGCCAAAATCCCCGTTATCCAATCCCATATTTATCTGATCTCCGTCAGCTCTTGTAACGCTTGAAGCTAGCGAAACCAAATAACCGTAAGTGCCTTTTTTGCTTAACCTCTGGAATCCAAGCGTTCGCAATGTCATACCCAAACGCCTCAAATTTAGCCTCTGATTGGTTTCTTTTTCAATTTCTACCTTTATCATGGACGCCGTTTTCCAGACTGAAAAACTTGGCGACAAAGGCACGGAAAAAAACTGCAAAATAAGTTCCTCTTCAATACTTACTTCGCTGTACTGCTTGGCTGTGTAAGTTTCTAGCTCGGAAATTTCAGCTTTTGTTAAGTGATTATTATAAGAATTTCGGTACATATCTACAAGCTGGGCAAAAAGCTGAGTTTTGTCAATGCCGTTGTACAAATTAAAATTAAATTGCCCAGTAGCCTCAATTACAACAATTCTGCGGTTCCCAGTCGGGTCGTTCAAAATTTCCAACTCGTTACAGGTGCCGCAAAGAGTTGCAAGTCGTTTAAGTGTGACGTTTTTACGGCCGTATGGTTCGCGCAAAGAGAAATCAGAACTCGAAAGGAGCATTTTCATTCGCTTGCTATCCTGCTTGGATTTTCCAGAATATTCGTCGTCAAAAATAAACCACTTTTGAGTCATGAGAATCAAATCGTCTTTTCCATTATCCAACTGAGATGATGCAAAATATCGCTTAATCCGCTCGGGCAAAAGACGTTTAAAAAACTCGGTTTTGCCCGTATTTTTTTCCCCCGCAAAAATCAAATT